TGAATTTGAAGACATGTTATCTTCATCTTTTATTGCTGTGCCTGAAACACCTGTGTTTAATACAGGTGAGGTTAATATCTTATTTGTTAATGTTTGTGATGATGTAAGCTGAACTATATCACTATTTGTTATGCTAGCTATTTTAGTTGCAGTTGCAGCGTTACCAGTTGTTGACGCTGCTATAGCATCTGTTTGTGTTGTAACAAAAGTATGTATTTGATCTGCTGTAGCTAAGCCTGTACCAGCGTTAGCTATAGCACCAGTTACTATTGCTAGCGAAGGTATTGGGCCATTACCATTTGTGATTGTTAATTGATTTGATGTAGTTGTTTGAACCGCTGTAAGATCTCCAGCATCTGATAATTCACGTATAGCGTATTTTCTTTCATTTACTAATGAACCGTTATGATTACTACCTTCTAATGTTAATGGAATATTATAAAACGTTATGTTACCTTCTGCGTCAGTTTCAGCTGTAGCTATTGTAGCTGTGTTAAATATACCAAATGTATTCTGATCTATAACATCTGATATTATTACTTTTTTTGATGATAATGTTGCAAGTATATCTGCTTTTGAACTGTTAGTGCCAAATGTATTTACACTAACTTTTAGATTTGTTAGATGTTGAAATTGTACTGAACCTGGTGAAGAAAAAGTACCTTGAGCCGTGCCACTGCCAAATGGCGCAGATGTTTTAAATTCATATGTTAACTGACCAGCGATACCAGCAGCGTTAGTGCTACTAAAAAATTTACTTATATCTTCTATAGTAAAGTTTTTAGTTGTACTACCACTATCAGTACCTAGTAGCTTGTCACTAAGCTCAACGTTAGTGTCATTAGCTATACGATTAATTCTAGGCATTTGTTACTTTTTATTAAACTTTTCAAAACTTCGTCCTCCGAAATAGGCTCCGATGACCGTTATCAAAACTAGTTGAAGTAGGTCTGTCCACTTCTGCTCGACGTTAAAATTAACTGATCCACTATCCACAAACACCATGAGGACAGTCGACACAATAAGGAAAACAAGGACAAGCGGTCTTACCGAGCGCGTTAACCAGTTTCCATGTTCTAAATCTGCTTTCCATCTTTCTGTTACATTTTGTTGCATTGCCGCTTCCGCATCAATCAAGATTTTTGTCATCTCTTTTTTAAACGTTTGCTTCTCTGCACCTGTTGTTATAAATCTATCAGCGACACCAGCTATTTTATCTATAAAGCTACCAGCTGCTCCGCCAAGTATTTTTCCTAATATCTTACTCATTATCCTTTTGTATAAACTGCGTGTTCTGCTATTATAGTACTGGCAGATGATTGTAATTGTACACCAAGAGAGTGACCCCCAAAAGGCATAAACATAAATTCTCCAGCAGCTAACTTACCTACTATAGTATTGTCTGTTAACTCTATATTTAATGTAGAAGTAACAGCAGAGCCACTAGCATCAACACCTGTGT